AGCCGGGTGGACCATCCACGATTTGCGCAGAACGGCCCGAAGCCTTATGTCGCGCGCAAAGGTGCCCGCCGACCATGCCGAACGAGCCGTCGGCCATGTCATAGGCGGGGTGCGGGGCACCTATGATCGCCACGAGTATCGCGCCGAAAAGCTTGCAGCCTTCGAGGCGCTGGCGAGCCTGATCGAGCGCATCGTTAATCCGCCGGGCGAGAACGTCGTGCCGCTGCGGTCAGCAGTTCCGGGGTGACATGGAACTGGCCCGCCACACCGCCGTCAATGGCTGGGGCGATCGGCATAAAAAACCTCCGGCCCCCATCCGGTGCCCGTCGTCTGAGCAGGCAGGGGGCCGGAGCTGGAATCTGGGTCACATCGAAAAGGGATGTTCGTAATGCGTGACCCGCGTTGATCGTGGATGACTGTCGGGGCCGAATTTGGGCGCGCATTGGTCGATTCGATGGTCATGGCGGGAAAGACGGCCAGGTGGTAGCACAATCGTTAGGCGCGGGGCCGGCCGGCCAGCCGTCGCATCGCTGTTCACCGCCGCGATGCTCTGCCCCGCGTCGCCTTTCCCCAGGCGGCGGTGCGGCGGTGAAATTCATGAGCAGCGTCCCGAACGACATTGGGCGATTGACAAAGGGCTTGGCGGAGCGCGCAAAAAAGGGCGATCTGGCTTTCTGCAATCTTGTCGACAAGGTCGCTGCGATCTACCGCGACACTTATAACGACCCATTTCTCGGAGCGCACGTCACTGGGCAGCAGCCCGATTGGGCGACGCTGCGAGACGCAGCGACTCGCGCGCTGGCGTGGGTCGGGTTGAAGATATCCGCCGCGCGGACCGAAGCCGACGCTCACATCCTCAGATTGCAATCCGACAAGTACGAGGATGCAGCGAAAAACATTGAGCGGCGTTTAGGCGCCTTGCAGAGGGAATGGTAGCGATACCGCAGGACGGCCGCTACTCTGGCTTCGTGGGTTTTGGACGCCGTAAGCCGATGGCGGAACTCGAAATTATACCGCAGCTCCTGTGGGAAAGCGGGACTCTGGATTGGCAACGCCTGCAATTTACGGCCGATGATGGGGCAAAATGGTCGGGCGTCCGGTTCATCGATATGTCAGATTTCTCGACGGATGAAATTGAGCGGCTCATAGACGAGGGCGACGAGCGAACTCCGATCGCAACGGCAGCGTTGCATCGGTTTCTCGAGGACCGGGTCGCCAGTCTGCCGGCTGGTTCGCCGTTTCTTGCCGAGCAACACCTGTTGATCGATGCCAAGCAAGCCTCCCCCCGCAATAACATCACGCGGATAACTGGATCAGAGATTGTATGCCGCCAGATAAGAAAAAGCCTCCACATCGGCCAAAACGACTCGGCCCAAACGACAGGATTTCAGGTTAAGTCGCCGGAAAATTAGGCGGCTTCTCCCAGCGACTTATTGGCGAGTTAGGCGGCGACCTTAGGCTGTGGCACATATCCTCGCGTTGACACGCAATGCGAGGCAACCGATGGAATTAAAAAAGTATCTCGTTCAGACCGAGATCGCGGCATTTCTCCGGGAACGCGGCTACCCCTACGGCAATAGCACGATCCAGAAATACTGCTCCCCTGCGATCAATGAGGGGCCACCGATCGCAGTATGGCAGGGCAAGCGCCCGCTGCGCACCCCCGAGGACGTGATTGCCTGGGCTGAGAGCCGGTTGAGGCCAGCGGCTGAGATTAAGCGCGCGACGACGTTGGCGGAGGATGCGCGCGCATGAAAAACCCCGCAACGCCGTCGGCGCGGCGCGCGGGGCAAGGATTTTCTCACAGCAAACTCTCTGCTACCGCACCCGATCCCATTCTGCAACCATCATCTGGGCCAACGCGCCGCGGTGGCCGGCGCGCGCGCGATAAGGGCAACCGCGCCGAGCGCGCCCTGGTCGCCGTCTTGCGGGCGGGGGGCTTCGCCGCCGAGCGCGTGCCGCTGTCCGGCGCCGCCGGTGGCCGCTACTGCGGCGATGTGTCGGTGCCTCTCCTTGGTGTCGACCGCACCGTTGAGGTGAAAGTCCGCGCGAATGGCTTCGGTGAACTTTACCGCTGGCTCGACGACAGCGACCTGCTGGTGGTCCGCGCCGATCGGCGCGCGCCACTGGTCGTCTTGCCGCTGCGCTTCGCAATCGAAATAGCAACCCACGCTGAAAGAGCTTCGCGGCATCCGCCGCAGAAGGCCGAAACGGCCGGCCATTCGTGCCGTCAACTCAAGGTGAAAACTAATGTCAAAAAGCAATGAAATGACAATCTCCGACGGATCGCCCGATCCCTTCGCTGCAGCGGCGGCGGAGGCAGCGTCCAATGCACCGTTCCTGAAGTTCACTAAGGGGAAATACTACCTGCTAGAGGTGGAGGTTCCCCCAGGTACGGAATTCACCGTCAGCAAGAACGACATCGCCTGGGGCTTGGTGATGTTCTTCGGTGGGAAGAAGCTGAATGAAAAAATTGGCCGCATCGCGGACGGGTTCAAGCTTCCCGAGCGTGAAGAACTCGGCGACCTCGATCCCGCGCACTGGGAAACTGACAGCGCGGGCAAACCGAAGGATCCGTGGACCAAACAGTTTTACGCGCCGATGGTGAATGTCGAAAGCGGTGAACCCGCCATTTTCGTCACCGGCAGCAAGGGGGGCGCCGCTGCCGTGGGCGGCCTATTGGCCCAGATTGCTCGAAACCCCCTCAGGGGCAACCCCACGATCGCCCTCCATGTGCGCGAGTACAAGCACCCGCAACACGGTCGCCTCACTAACCCGGTGCTCAAGGTAATCGGCTGGGAAATGGATCGGCCGACCATCGCCCGCGAGATGAACGACGTGATCCCGTTCTGAGGAGATGGCGATGGATATCACACCCACACCGGATGCCCGTTTCATGAAATGAAAAAGGCCGCGGCGAACCGCGGCCCTGAAGTTTAGTCATCAACTCTCTCAGGGACCCGGTCCCTCAACCGGGTCCCCACCACAAGGTGGCACATCTACAATGATTGCGCACGCGCAAAATTTGGCCGCACACGGCCATGCCGTATTTCCATGCCGGCAGGATAAGGCGCCGCTGACGCCGCGCGGCTTCAAGGACGCTACCACTGACGCCGCCGCCATCACCAGGTGGTGGACAGCATGGCCGGACGCGCTGATTGGCGTTCCGACCGGCGAGAAGTTCGTCGTGGTTGACTGCGACCTACAGCATGTCGAGGCGCAGTACTGGTATGCGCACGCCAATCTTCCCGCGACGCGCACGCACAGCACGCGCAGCGGCGGCCGGCACCTGCTGTTCCAGCCGCACGCTGACGTGCGGTGCACCGCCGGTAAGATTCACCCGCATATCGACACTCGCGGCCACGGGGGATTCATTGTGTGGTGGCCGGCGTGCGGCTTCGAGGTGCTGCATGCCGAAGTGCTGGCGCCGGTGCCGAGTTTCATCCTGCGGGCGTTGTCACGTCCCGCACCATCGCCACCGCTAACCTCAATCGCGCCGACCCAGGAAACAGCTTCGCGCCAGCTCGAAGGCATCGTCCGCACCGTGGCACAAGCGCCGGAGGGCGAGCGCAACAACCTGACATTCTGGGGAGCCTGCCGCCTAGCCGAAATGGCCGCGCTTGGGCTTCTGAACCGCACCGATGCCTTCAATATCGCCGTCGAAGCCGGGGGACGAAATGGCCTCTCCCGCCACGAGGTGTGGCGCACGGTGGGGAGCGCATTCAGATGAATCCTGCCGCCTCTATTGTCGATAGCATTCTCACGGTGCCGAAGCCGCCACCGTTGGCATGGCTCGACATGTCCAAATGGGATGACGAGCAACCTCCCGAGCGTAAATGGGCTATTCTCATCGCGTGCCGCTCAACCAGGCCGGCCTGTTCTCCGGCGAGGGCGGCACCGGCAAGAGCATCATCGAGTTGATGAAGAACGTTGCCCATGTCGCCGGCAAGGATTGGCTTGGCTCGCTGCCCGAACAAGGGCCGGCATTCTACATCGGCGCCGAGGACGACAGGGACGAACTGCACATCCGGCTCGCCAACATCGCAATCCATTACGACACGACGTTCCGAGAACTGATCGATGGCGGTCTACATGTTCTATGCCTGTTGGGGCAAGACGCGACGCTGTGCGCTCCCGGAAAAAACGGAAAAATAGAAATCACACCCCTCTACAGCCAACTTTATGAAGCCGCAGGGGACATCAAGCCCAAAAACATCAGCGTTGACACCTTGTCCCGCGCCTTCGCCGGAAACGAAATCGACCGCGCCCAGGTCTATCAATTCGCCAACCACATGCAGGCGCTCGCCATGGTCGCCGCAGGCTCGGTGACGGTGTTGAGCCATCCCAGCCTGGCTGGCATCAATTCCGGCTCCGGCCTCTCGGGCTCGACGGCTTGGCACGGTGCCTTCCGCTTCCGCCAATATCTCACCAGTCCCAAGCCGACCGATGGTGAACAGCCGGATAGCGACCTCCGCCAACTCGAATTCAAGAAAAACCAATACGGCCCCAACGCCGAATCTATCGTATTGCGATACCAGCGCGGCCTGTTTCTGCCAGAAGGGGGAATGTCCAGCTTGGAAAGGGCGGCCCGCGAGGCCAAGGTTGAAGAAATATTCCTGAGCCTGTTGAAGCAATTCAACAGCCAGAACCGCAACGTAAGCGATAAGCGAACCGCCAACAGCTTTGCACCGTCAGCCTTCGCCCACGAACCCGCCGCCAAGCAGCACCGTATCAAGAAAACAGAATTCGAAGCCACCATGCGGCGGCTATTCGCTGCCGACAAAATTTGGCTTCGACCCTACGACAAACCCTCGCGCAATCTGTTCCGGCTCGAAGCCAAATAGGGGGACACGCATGGGGGCACGCATAGGGACACGCAGGGGGCACGCAGGGCACGCATGGGGGGGGCACGCAGGGCACGCCTATAGCTGCTGTATGCGTGTACCGCGTACACGCATCTATCTCACAGCTTTATAGGCTGGCTGCTTGATGCAGCAGAAATGACGGATCTCGCCCGCCCGCGGGAGCCTCAGGAAAAAAAGATGGCCGAGATCGATCAAGTCCAAGTCTTCTTGGCCCGCCTCGAAGCACGATACCAACGCCGCGAGAATGGCGCGGTGGAAAGAAACGCAAGATCGGCTACTCGCCGAGCGCGGTCTACTTTCCCAGGTCGAACTCGACGCCCGGAAAAAGAAAGTCACGATCAGGAATGACGCGGACGCAGCGATCGAAGCTAGTTGGCGGGCCGCGCATGCCAAGGTTCGCGCTGAGCGCGACGGCCGGTAAATGCCAACCGCCCGCCGGATGACTGAGCACTACAACCGTCCATGTGGATAAGTCGTGGGGTTTTTAAGATTGCTCAATGATCATGTTCGCCTTGCTAAGAAATGCTAATTAAATCAGTGTGTTACGGGTCCTCACCCGCTCTTGCAACCCCGCGGGCTATTGGCCCCCCGCGATATCGCTAGTACAACATTCCTAGGTTTGCTTTCCAGGTGAATGATGACCATGCCAGTCCCGATCGTTAAGGACGGCCGCCGGGCCAAACGCGGGAATTGGCTCACGGTTGCCGAAGTCGCCGCGGCGCGTGATGTCAGCCGCCCGGCGGTGCGCCAGGCCCTCAAGACGCTGGCAGCACGCGGCTCTCCGGTGAAGACGGCGCGACGGGGTGCGACGCTGCTGATCAACATTGACGATTACGACACGAAGCGCGGCGGGGCACTGGTGGCGCACCGTGTGATCGGTGAGGCCACCAAAAGGCGGGCGAGAGCATCAATCGCTGAACTCGCCGGCGACCACCCTGTTATGGCCCGCGAACAGGCGCGCAAGATGCGCTACGAGGCCGAGCTCAAGCGGCTCGAGCTTGACCGGCAGTTGGGAAAGCTGATTGACGCGGCCGAGCTGCAGCAGGCGGCCCTTGATTGCGGCGCGACGTTGGCTTCCCAGATTGAGCGCATCGTGATGCAGGCTGAGGCGGTCTACGCCGTTCGCAAGGACGGCGTGGCTGGGATTCGGGCGGCTCTGCGCTCGATTGCGCGTGATCTACGGGCATCGATGGCTGAGGCGCTCAATCAAGTGGCGGCTGGCGACGCTGACCTGGACCTAGCCCATGTTTCCCTTTTGCGCTCATAACGTATTGATTTTCCTAAGGTGGGCCATGCGGTTTGTCCCTACATCACGGTTTCACCTGGTTGTGGT